AACAGAAATCATAGACGAAAAAAATGACATTGAAATAAGAGCAAAGTCAAGTAATATAGCAAGTGTAAGTGCAGGATTTGAATTGTTATTGGAGGACAAATAGTGCCATTAAGTAAACCACAACAAGTAATTTGCAACGACGAAAATCGCTTCAGAGTGGCCGTGACCGGCCGCAGATTTGGCAAAACTCATGTGGCAATGCGAGAACTGGCAAGATTTGCTTCAGAACCAGATCAAGAAGTTTGGTATGTGTCTCCATCCTACCGTATGTCAAAGGGGATAGTGTGGGACGCACTAAAAAACAAATTAAAAGAACTGCGTTGGATTGAACAAAGCAACGAAGCAGAATTAAAATTAAGATTAAAAAACGGATCAGTTATACACCTTAAAGGTGCAGACAATCCTGACTCACTTAGAGGACGCGGATTGAATTTTATTATTTTAGATGAGTTTCAAGATATTGATAAACGCACTTGGACAGAAGTTTTAAGACCAACACTGTCAGACAAAGGTGGTCATGCACTGTTCACAGGCACACCAAGAGGCGTAGGATCATTCAGTCATGAAATGTTTACTATGGCACAAAGCACAGACAATTGGGGTGCTCATACATACACAACACTGGATGGCGGCAATGTGCCTGAAACAGAAATTGAAGAAGCAAAGCGAGACATGGATCAAAAAACATTTGAACAAGAATATCTCGCAACATTCAACACTTATTCAGGTGTAGTATACTATAATTTTGATAGAAATATAACAGTGCAACCTTGCAAAGGCAGGGATATAACAGAAATACATTGTGGTATTGACTTTAACGTCGATCCTATGTCAGTGTGTGTTTCTGTTATAGAAAATAATGTTATATACTTCGTAGATGAGATTGTTATGAACGGATCAAACACTGACGAAGTATGCGATGAACTTAAACGCAGATATCCTAATTCAAGAATTGTTATGTATCCAGATCCAGCAGGCAGACAAAGAAAAACAAGTGCAGGCGGACGCACTGACATATCAATACTACAAAACGCAGGTTTTCGTGTGAATGTGCGTAACAGTCACACACCCATCAGGGACAGAGTAAATGCTTTGAATTCTAAGTTAAAGAATGCACAGGGCATTTCTACACTGTTTGTAGATCCTAAATGCAAAAATGTTATAAACAGTTTAGAGCGTTTGGTTTACAAACCAGGAACTTCCATCATTGAGAAAGATGGAAAGCATGACCATATGGCAGATGCCGTTGGGTATTTGGTAGATTTCTTATATCCACTAAGAACTGAGTATGACAATGCACAACCAGAAAGATGGGCATTCTCAGGTAACAATAATGCAAGGAGTTGGAACTAATGCCCGTAATTAGAGACAGAGTAATAAAAGGTGATAGCAAAATTGCTATTGACTATATCACAGAGGCGCATGACGCTTACAAATATTATATTAATAGATGGACATTTTTAAGTGATTCCTACCAAGGTGGTTACGACTACTTTATGGGCAAATACTTAGAACCATATTATTATGAGTCAAGAGATGATTATGAAAAACGTCTAAGACAAGTAGGATTAGATAATCATGTTAAATCAATTGTTGACTTATACAACAGTTTTTTATTTAGAAAAGAAATTAAAAGAGATTATGGATCAATCGAAACAGATCCAGGTTTAAAACCATTTTTAAAAGATGCTGATCTTGATGGAAGAAGTTTCCTTGCATTCCTAAGAGATGTATCTACATATGCAATGGTATATGGTGCGGCATGGGTAGTAGTAGACAAACCAATTACAACTGCTAATACAAGAGCAGATGAACTTAATCAAGGTATTCGTCCTTATGTTTCTCTGTTTACACCAGACAATGTTTTAGATTGGGGTTATGAAAGACAATCAAATGGTTTATATGAATTAACATATCTAAAAGTAAAAGAAGAAATTCTTGAAAACAAACAATATGTAAGAGAATATACCAAAGACGAAATTAATGTATATCTAATTGACGGCAAAGATAATACCGGCGATTTATTTGAAACTATGCCTAACACATTAGGAAAAATTCCTGCTGTATGTGTATATGCACAAAGATCAAATGTAAGAGGTGTTGGTGTTAGTGCTGTTGGTGACATTGCAGACATTCAAAAAGAATGTTATGAAATGGGTTCAGAGATTGAACAAATTATTAGATTAACAAATCATCCAAGTTTGGTTAAAACAACTGGCACACAAGCAACTGCTGGTGCAGGTTCAATTATTCAAATGGAAGATGGATTAGATCCAGGACTAAAACCTTACTTACTACAACCAGACGGTGCAAGTATTGAAGCAGTTCTACAAGCAATTGAAAAGAAAGTTGAATCAATTGACAGAAGTGCATCATTGGCAGGTATTAGAAGCATTGAAAGTCGTAGACTATCAGGCGTTGCTCTTACAAGTGAATTCCAAACACTAAACTCTAAATTAAGTTCATTTGCAATGAATCTTGAACACGCAGAAGAACAAATTTGGAGATTATGGGCAATGTATCAAGGCAAAGTATGGGACGGTGAAGTTGAATATCCAAGAAGTTTCTCAATCCAAGACAAAGCAAATGATATTGCTATGTTAAAAATGGCCAAAGAAGCAAATATCACTGATCCAAGAATTACAAGAGAAATTGACAAACGTATCTATGAAACTATCACAGAAGAATATATGGAAGACATGGAAGAAGAAGAAATGGAGCATCCTACACTTGATGCAGTTTCAAAAGGTCCACATATTAGAGAAATGATTATGGAAGGTTACACAGATGCACAGATTTTGCAATTACACCCTGAAATAACAACTCAAGATATACAAAACGAAAAACAAGCATTATTACAAGAAGGTGAATAATGGGAAAACTATTTCCTGATCGTGACTGGACAGAAGACTTTCCAACCGAACAGTATATGCGTGAAGTTATGCGACTGTATTTTGAAAATGTTAATGATCTAAATACAAATAAGAATATGGCGGCAGGTGTGAGGGCAAGAAAATATCTGCTTGAATTATTCCATCTATGCAGAAAGCGTAGAAAAGAAATACTTGAACAAAAACGTGAATACAAATATCGTATTCATCCAAGTTGGGAAGGTATTAATGAATCACAGGAGCGTGAGGATTATGCCGGTAACAACGAGTAGTTCAGTAGGGTCAACTGTAGGTGAACGTCCAAAAAAACGTTCATTTACATTGAAAACAGGAGGATCAATCATGGCAATGCGTGGTGGTAAAAAGAAAAAGAAAAAAACACGCGGCGGATCACGCCGTAAATAACAGTTTTGTGCTTGGAAGGCATAAATATACACATACTACCAAATGAGGGTAGGGGTAGAACTCAAACCAATTTAAAAGAGGAAAGAAAATATGAACGCGGAAAACACAGCGGTAAACGAAACTGAGCAAACTGTTGCTCAACCAGAAGGTGAAAAACAGGTAGCAGACACAGTCGCTAAAGAACAAGAAAACTTACTGTCACAAGACGAAGTAAATCGAATTGTAGCAGAAAGGGTTGCAAGAGAAAAGGCAAAGTTTGAAAAGAAATATTCAAATGTTGACTTAGATCTTTACAACGATATGGTAGCAAAGCAAGAACAAGCACGCCAACAAGAACTTGAAAAGCGTGGCGAGTTTGAAAAACTTTTAAAAGAACAAGCAGAAAAGTTCAATTCAAAGATTCAAACTTACGAAAGTGAATTGCATACTATCAAAATTGACGGTGCATTGTTGAATGAAGCAAGTGCCAATAAAGCAGTTAATCCACAACAAGTGGTGCAACTACTTAAAGGCCAAGTAAGACTTAATGAAGCAGGCGCAGTTGATGTTGTAGATCAAAACGGCAATGTAAGATATGATGACAAGGGTGATCCTATCAAAGTATCTACGCTGGTAAATGAGTTCTTAACTGCGAACCCACACTTTGTAAGTGCAGGACCAAATGGTTCAGGCACAGGACAAGGAGTTGGCAAACAGGCGAATGTGGTAGAAACAGACGTAACAAAACTTAATATGAACAATCCTGAGCATCGTGCTCGATACAAAGAGATTATGAGAGCAAAGGGTGTTCGTTTATAATTGCTATCTAATTAAAAGGAGATATTAACATGGCAGATGAATCAACAAGCACAAGTCTAAACGACTTATATGCAAATATCGTCCAAGCGGCATTATTCACACTTTCTGAGCAAACTGTGATTCGTCCACTTGTTCGTAATTACAACATGGTGGGAACACCAGGACTTGTAGCACAAGTTCCAAAATACGCGGCAATCGCGGCAGACGGTTTAACTGAAGGCACTGACCTTGCTAACACTGAGTTCACTACTGATCCTGCAACAATCACTGCAACAGAGGCAGGTGTTCTTGTAACACTTACTGACCTTGCTCGTGAAGGTGCGGCAGAAGATGTAGCGGCGGCAGTTGGTCGTCAAATTGGTGATGGTCTTGCTAAGAAAGTTGACACTGACTTAGCGGCATTGTTTACAGGGTTTACAAACACTGTAGGTTCAGGCGCAAGAGAATTAACTGTAGAAGATTTCTTTAAAGCGGCGGCAATCTTAAGAAACAATCAAGCACCAGGCAACTATGTGTCTGTAATCCATCCATACCAAGCATTTCAAATCAAGAAACAATTAACTAACGCTGGAACAACTATGTCTCACAACTTGTCAGATGTAGGTAACACAGCATTAAGAGATGGTTTCGTTGGTCGTCTTGCTGGTATCGACATTTTTGAATCAACTGTTGTAACTGGCGACTCTGCTGGTGCATTTGTTGGTGCTGTAATGTCAAGCGATGCACTTGCATACATGGTTAAACGTGAAATGAGAATTGAAGAGCAAAGAGACGCTTCATTAAGAGCAACAGAAATTGTTGGAACTATGGCGTATGGCGTATCTGAGTTATTTGATGCTTATGGCGTTCAATTAATTGGTGACGCTCAGTTATAATAACTGACAGTCATTGACTATCTGACAGGAAGGGCGGTAGAAATATCGCCCTTTCTTCTTGAATTGTGCACCATTTAGCACTGATCACATAAATAACTTTGTAAACAATTTAGTGGTATGAGAAGGACTCATAGCATATTATTAAGGACAGTATCCTATGGCGATTACAACAGCAACAATCTCAGACATCCAAGATTACGAACCAGATATTCTTGATTTTGGTATCCCTGATTTCGATGAAGAATTAACCAAAGCACAAAATGACGTATTCCGCGACCTACGTATCCGTTGGTGGCCTACACAACAGATTGGTCTCTATGATTTAAGAAGACTTGCATCAGGACAAATTGAACCTGACGAAGATCTATACACAGCAAGTCAACTAACAAGAGCAACTGTATACAATGCTTTGGGTTTCCATGTCTACCCTAAATTAGCAAAATTTGAACCAGACCAAGATCTATTTGAACGCAAAATGGAATTCTATAGAAAAGAATATGAGCGTGAATTAGATTTAGTTTTAAGAGACGGTGTAGAATATGATGCAGATTCTTCAGGAACAGTAACAGATACTGAAAAAGAACCACAGCATTTCCTACGCCTTAAAAGGTAGTAGGGTATGTCAAACAGAGAAACCGTTACCACAAATATTATTGAAGTTTTGAAGGATATGAATCCTCCAAGACCTACATTCGTGTCAAGAGAACCATTTGATGTGGACAAACTTGCAATGACACAATTCCCAGCACTACTTGTAACAACAGGCAATGAAACACGCGAAGACCAAGCAATGGGTGGTTATAGACGCGGCATCATTGAAGTGCAGATTAGAGGATTCGTTCGTTCAGACGGACGCAAAGGTTTCGTTCAAAGTGTAGACGAAAAAAGAAACGCCCTAATTGAAAGAATAGAAGAAGCGTTAAACACTAACAGAGATAGAGAACTCGCAACGGCCCGTGCCGCAACAACTCATGTAACTTCAATCGAAGTCATAGACAGAACACCACCATTAGGTGAATTTGTCGTGATTGCTGAAGTTCACTACTCATTTACTAAAGGAGCAGTATAATGCCAGTAACATATATTAAAATATACAAAGACGGTAAATGGAAACAAATTGAGGCCGACCGTCTAAACAGATTTCTTGATGAAGGATGGTCAATAGACGAACCTAAACAAGAAAAAAAGTCACAACCCAAGGGTAAGAAAGAAAAGATTTCTGCATCTGCGGAAGTGACTTCACAACCAGTCGACGAAGAAAAAGTTGAAGATATTGAACCCACTGAGGAAGAGTTAGATGCTGTTCCTTGCATCGAGTGTGGAAGCGAAGAGCATTCATACAAAGATTGTGGGGAAGATAATTGGACTTATTCAGAAGACGACTTTACACCAAAAGAGGAGAACTAAGATATGGCAACATATACAGGTGAAAATGGAACCGTTAAAATCGGTTCAGATAGTGCCGGTGAAGTAGCAATCGCTGAAGTTCGTTCTTGGACAGTGGAGCACACCAAGGATGTAATTGAATCGACAGTTATGGGTGATGCCGCTCGTGAATATAAGAGTGGTTTACATCAATTCACTGGATCAATGGAAGTAGTATACGATGATGGACACACAAGCGCCTCAGGTGGTGCTTCTGATGCCTTTCGTCCTGATGTAGATCATGACAATGGCACAGGATTATTTGTAGAATTTTATCCAAACACAACAAGTGGAGAAAAATTCTCAGGTAAAATCATTGTTACTTCAGTTTCAAGAACAGCATCATTTGATGACCTTGTAACTGCAAGTGTATCATTCCAAGGCACAGGACCACTGAACATCGAGGCAGTGTAAACTATGTTAAAGTTTGTATTGCGTGACAAACGAAAATCTATGAGGCGTCTTGAACGAGAAAAAGACACTTTCATTGACAGATTGACCGATGAACTATTGGTGCAGGCACGCAAGTTTACACCAATAGATCAAGGTAAGGCAAGACGAGGTTGGCGAAAAGAAAAGCGTTATCGCGAAACCCAAGTAGTCAACCGCGTTCCTTACATAGTAGCGTTGGAAGAAGGTCATTCTAAACAAGCACCTAACGGCATAACAACGCCAGCAGTTAGGGAGACACTACGGAGAATAAAATGAGTGTAATGGAGAATGCCAAAGGGCATTTCAAAGAAAGACTTGCAGGAGGTCTTAACAAAGTAACAGTTCCAGAATGGAAAAGTGATGTTTACTTTAAACCTGCGTATCCTTTTGCTGTAGAACAAAATATTATTAGACTACAATCAGAAGGTAAAACAGTTGAAGCATTAGTTGAAACATTGATTTCAAAAGCGTTAGACCCAGAAGGTAAACCTTTGTTTACAAAGTTTGACAAAAACGGTTTGATGCATGATGTTGATCCTAATGTTATTATTAGAGTTTGTGCCGAGATCAACTCGCCAACAGAAAAGTTGGAGGATATCGGAAAAAACTCGTAGAGGACACTGAATTACTGATTATCTGTAAGATTGCAGATAGGTTAGGTAAGAGCATAGCAGAAGTAATGCAGTTTAGTGTCCTTGAAATACAAACATGGGCCGCCTTTTATAGGTGGGAATATGAACAGACAAGGAAAACATTAGATGGCAACACAAGTAATAGACGTAGTCGCAAGAGATAAAACCAAAGGTGTCTTGTCAGGCATTCAGAAATCTCTTGGAAAAATTGGTGCATTGGCGGCAGGTGCATTTGGTGTTGGTGCTTTAACACAGTATGCAAACCAAATTCAAACAATTACTAATAGACTAAAACTTGTTACAAATGGTCAAGCAGAACTTAACAAAACATTTGTAGACCTTACTAATGTTGCAAATAGATCCAGACAGGATTTAGATGCTGTATCTGATTTGTATCAAAAGATTGCATTGTCAACCAAGGACCTTGGTTTAAATCAATCACAAGTGGCAAGAACAACTGAAACATTCTCTAAATTGCTATCTATTGCAGGTGCAAACACACAGAGTGCTTCAGGTGCCATTAGACAGTTTGCACAGGCACTTGGTTCAGGTGCATTTAGAGGTGATGAGTTTAACTCTGTTGTTGAAGCGGCACCACAGATACTTGACATCTTAGCAAAAGAAACTGGCAAAGCAAGAGGTGAGATTAGAGCGTTAGCAGGTGATGGTAAATTGACTGCGGATGTTCTTATCAATGCACTATTGAAAGCATCTAAAGATGTTGATGAACAATTTGCTAAAACAGGTCCTACTATTGGACAATCATTTACTGTTCTTAAAAACAATTTCCTTGCATTAGGAACAAGTGCCGCTCCTGTGTTTAATGCACTTGCAGAGGGCATACTGTTAATTGCAAACAATCTTGAAAAGGCCGCTGTATTTGGCGGAGTATTCATTTCAACATTGGCAGTAGGCAAGGTTGTTGCAATGACAACAGGTGTTAATGCTCTAACCAAAGGTGTTAAGGCATTAACTG